CGCCTGTTGTTTGGCGCAAATGTCCTGGCTTGGCGCTGTTCGGGACGTCAGCGGCACAGACCGGCTTTCGGGGAGCAATCCTCGTCGACAACACGCTCTATGCGGCCTGGTCCGGCAAGGTAACGCGGTTTGACTCGGCTGCCGCTGAAACGGTCCTGAGCGGCACGCTGAACGGGACAGAGAAGGTATTCTGGGCACGCAATAACAAGACAACGCCCGATGTGGTGTGCGTGGCGCCGGGGACAGGGGCGTTTACGGTCACGACCTCGGCTGTCTCGGCTTTTGCCGATATCGATGTTGGCGCGCCCAACAGTGTTGGCTTCATGGATGGCTATTTCATCTTCACGTATGGGGATGGAACGTTGCAGGCATCCGGGCTGAATGACGTCACGATTAATACGTTGGACAAGACGAAAGCCCAATCGAAGCCAGGCGGGTTGAATAGGGGCCTGCCGTTTGGGGGGCAGTATTACGCATTTGGCCCGACGTTCGGTGAGGTCTACACGAACACGGCGAACCCGACAGGCTTTCCGTTCACACGCTCCTATGTGCTGCAACGCGGTTTGTTGAGCCCTTATGCGGTTGCGGGCCAGGAAGATGGGTTTGGATCGTCACTGATATGGGTGGCCGATGACAATTCAGTGGTGCAGGCGAACGGAACGCCAAATCCACTTAAGATATCGCCGCCTGATCTGGATCGGCTGATCGCATCGGTGGTCACGAAATCAACCCTGGAGGCGTTTGTCTATATCGCACAGGGTCACCCAAAATGGGTGCTGAAGTGCCCGGCATGGTGCTGGGAGTTCGATCTTGGCTCAAAGAAGTGGAATGAGCGCAAGAGCTACCTGGTCGACACCTGGCGCGCCGTTGCCGCAGTCCGAGCTTTCGGCAAATGGATCGTCGGAGATGCCGCGCTCGGCAGGCTGCTTTATGTTAGTGATACTGCCTATGACGAATACGGCTCACCGTTGGTGTTTCACATCGAGAGCGGGCCGGTTCAGCGCTTCCCGTCGCGGACAAGGGTAGCGCGGGCGGATTTCAATTTCGTGACTGGCGTCGGCAACGCCCTTGGATCGGATCCGACCGATACCGACCCTGACGTTGGTATCAGCTGGACGCAGGATCTCGGGATTACGTGGGGGAATGAAATCACCCGCAAGCTCGGCCGGCAGGCAACGCCCAGAGAAATAACGGTGCTGAGAACCGGCATGACAGGAGTGCAGGGCAGGCGCTGGCGCTTGAAGGCATCAGCCAACGTCAAGATTGCCTTTATGGGCGGGTCACAAAGCACCACGGTCATGAGAGCTGATCCGACATAATGGCCAACCCAAGACCAGACAAATCGACTCCACTACTGGAGCCCGATGCCAAATCGTGCGCTCAGGCGTGGTTTGATTTCTTTGGTGCTCCTTTCTCGTCTTCGAGAATTACCGGCACGACGACCAACGACAGCGCTGCCGCCGGGTATATCGGGGAGATCATTGAATACACGCAGGGGCCGACAGCCCTGACGTCCGGCGCTGCTACGGTCAACCTGGCGAACGGGGCGTTTAGTGCCGGCGATTGGGAAATCTGGGGTTACATACTCGTCACGGGGGCGGGGGCAACCAGCCTGACTAATTATACTCATTCCGTCAGTTCGACGTCCGCTACTCACGATACCTCGGCGATTGATCGATATGACCAACTGAGGTTTGCCGGCGGGTGGACTGATCCTGTCATCAACAAGACCATCGGCCCTCATCGGCGTTCGCTGAGCGGTAGCACGACGCTTTATCTTACGGCTACGGCTACATTCACAAGTACACTTTCCGTCGCGTCAAAGCTGCGCGGCCGGAGAGTAAGGTAAATAGGAGGCTCCCATCGGATTATTCGACATTTTTTCGAACGACAAGGCCGAGGAAGCCGCCGCCCAGCGCAATGCGGGCCTGCAGCAGGGCTATGACGCGCTGTCCACTCAATTTGGTTTGGGCCGGGACGCAATCAACACCGGAGCGACCACGGCGCAGGGCTACTATGCCCCGCTGATTGCAAAATACGGTCAGGGCTCGAACGCTTACGGCGATGCGAGCGGCGCCAACGGTGCGGCCGGATATGATCGGGCTCGAACGAATTTTCAGACCAACCCCGGCTATCAGTTCCAGATGGACCAGGGCTTGCAGGCGCTGAACCGCACGCATGCGGCGGCCGGAAACCTGAATAGCGGCAACGCTGACACAGACACGTTGAAATTCGCAACGGGGCTCGCCGATCAGTCGTATGGGAAATATCTCGCCGGCCTGCAGCCCTATCTCGGAGGCGAGGCGGGCGCGGTCGGAGGCGCCGCTGGCATTGCAACCGGCCAGGGTGGGGCACTCAATAACTCCTACATGGGCCAGGGTGCGGCAGCCAATGCCAACTATACCGGGCAGGGCGCATCGAATGCCGCGGCGACGATGAACGAATACAACATCTCGAAGAATATGTGGGATGGCATCGGCAAGGCTGTCAATTTGGGTTCCAGTCTCTTCGGGGGCTTCTAAATGGCGGGCATCGACGACATCATTGCAGGCGTCGGCGGTGGAACGCGTTACGATTTTTCCACGTTCGGCGATCCGGTCAAGACGTATTTCGAGGCCAAGGATCGCAAGGCCAAAAACGATCTGCGTGATGCGTTCAAGGAAGGCGTTCCCACGCTCCCCGATGGTTCGATCGACTATTCCACGATGCAGCGATCGCTGTACCAGAAGGGAGGCTTTGAACAGGGCAACTCACTCTCCGGGATTTCGGCGCGTGCCGCGGAGTTGGATGCTCTTCGCGGCGCCGATGGGCCGCAGATCGTTAGCCCTCCATCGGCCAATCGGACTGCAAGCACTGTGGTGGCGCCGCCGCTCAACAAGGGCGGGGTGTCTCAGCCACAGGCCCCGCAAGGGGATCAACCAGGCTCTATCGTCGGCGTGGTATCGTCTGCGGGTATCCCGGATGAGCTTGCAGGCCCTGTTATTCAGCAACTGTCGGCACTGGCCAAGACTGACCCGAATGCACCGCTGCCGCCCGAGATGGCACAGCGCATTCAGCAGGTAGCGCAGGCGGCTGCTCAACGCATGAAGACGGGCCAGGCTCCGCAGCCGGCTGGAGTTCAGCCGCAACAGGCTGCTCCACAGGCCCCGCCGGTCATGGCGCAGAGTCAACCAGCGCCGCCGCAAGCTGCCCCGCAAGGCTTCCAGCCGCCGCCGAACGTGGTTGCAGCGCAGAATGATCCGATTCTGAAGCGATTGACGCTGCTTGCGGCAAGCCAGGACAAGCAGATTGCGGGCGCCGCGAAGGCCCGGCTCGAATCCTATATGAAGGACAAAGAACTGACCCCGGACCAGAAGAACGCCGCGGCGTCCGGGATGTCCCTGCCGGACTACCAGAACCGTGACGCTGAGAAAGCACAAGGGTTGGCCGTCCTGAAGGACAACATCCTTCCCGAGATCAAGACCTCCATGGATTCGGCGAAAGCCGCCAAGGACGAAATCTCTGCCATCCACCGTGCGCGCGAGCAGCTGGACGCTGCAGGGGGTATCTTCTCGGGCAGCGCTTCGGAAATCCGCCTCAAGATCGCCAAGGCCGCAGAACTGATCGGCGTTCCCAATACCGACAAGATCGCCAATACCGAGGCCTTCAGCGCAGCGATTGGCTCTCGCGTGCTGGCCCTGGTCAAGGGGCTTGGTTCTGGCGCTGGCATTTCGAATGCTGACCGCGCCTTTGCCGAGAGGATGGCCGGCGGCAACATCGACCTGAACGAAACCTCGATCCGGAAAATTCTCGAGATCGGCGAGCGCGCTGCCCGGTCCAAGATCGATACCCACAACACCACGGCCGGCAAGATCATCAAGTCCAATGAGGCGCTGCAGCCTTACAGCGATGTCTACAAGGTCGACGCGCCCGGACAATATCAGCGGCCGAAGGGGGGCGGTAAGAGTCAGCCCACTGGCACTCCCTCGACGTTCTCAAGCCCGGCCGATGTCAGGGCCGCTATCTCGGCAGGCCAGCTCAAGAGCGGGGATACATTTCAGGACAGCAATGGCAAGACGCGGATGGTCCCGTGATGGCCGAACCGTACACCGGGCCGAATCTTGGGCCGCTCGCAAGATCGGGCGGCGACGACTGGAACGAATTTCCAGAGGCGTCACAGGCTTCAAAAGCTGACGACTGGTCAGCCTTTCCTGAGAAAACAACCGACTACAAGGCCGGCGCAAAGGATGTCCTGAGATCCGCAGGTGCGGGCGTTGTCAAGGGTGTCCTTGGACTCGGCGGCCTCGTCGGCGACGTGACGGATTTGGGCGCCGCGGGTATCAGGAAGGCCACGGATTTTGTTTCTGAGCAGATTGGCGTCGAACCCTACAAACCGTCCGGCAAGTCGGTTCTGGAAAACATCCCGACCAGCACCAGCCTGACCAAGAACCTCGAAAGCGTCACCGGCGAACTCTACAAGCCGCAGACGACCGCGGGCCGTTACGCCGAGACCATCGGCGAGTTTCTGCCGGCGACGATCGCAGGGCCAGGTGGTGTAGTTCGCAAGGTCGGCATGCAGGCGGTCATCCCTGGGGCCGCTTCGGAGGCGGCAGGCCAAGCGACCGCCGGAGGGCCGCTGGAGCCTTATGCGAGGGCAGGCGCCGGTATAGCGGCGGGCCTTGGCGGTGCGCTGGTATCGCGTCCTGGCAATACGGCGCAGGCACTCAGGAGCCAGCTGCCGGAAGGCATTACACAGGCAACCGTGGATGATGCGCGCTCGCTGATGGTAACGGCAAAGGCCAAGGGCATCGACCTGACCTGGCCTGAGGCGCTGAGCCAGGTGGCGGGTAAGCCGGTCCTGACTGACACCCAGCGCATTCTGGAGAGCGCGCCGGCATCGCGGACCAGAATGCAGGAGTTTTATGCCGAGCGACCGCGACAGGTCGACCAGGCCGCGTTGAGTGAATTTGATCAGCTTGCCCCTGGGACGCGCAACCCGTCTCAAATCGGGCCTCAGATCGGCGAAGCCGCGCAAGAGCATATCGGTGACGTAAGGAAGACCATCAACAAGGCCTCAGAGCCCTACTACAAGGCAGCAGAGGCTCAAGTGTTCTCGCCGGAGGAGTTTGCGATCGTCAAGACAATACCGGGCTATAAGGCTTCTCTTAAAGCCGTGCGCAAAGCGCCTGACGCTTGGCGGGTTGCGCATCTCCCAGACAATAGCGTTGGTGTCCTCGACAAAGTAAAACAGTATTTTGACCAGATGGCGCAGAATGCTGGATCAAAATTCAACCCGCAACAAAACAAGTCCGTTCAATCCAGTCACGAGATGTCGGCATCCGCCACGAAACAGGTCGGCATTGCCAAGTCGGCCGACTATGAAATTGCACTGGAGATACAGAAACAGGCCCGCGAACAGTTCCTTGACCCTCTGCTGCAAGGTCCGCTGGGTCGGCTGGCAAAGAAGGACGTGACCACCCAAAAGGCGGTTGAAGCGCTGTTCCCGACTAATCCGCTGCCGAACAGCCACAACGAAATATTTGATGCCGTGTCGGCGCTGTCGGCGAAGAACCCTGGCGCTGCAACCCAACTCGTCCGCGCGCACATGGAGAGCGTGTTCAACGAGGCCACCAGGTCACTACAGGGCGGCGCCAACCAGTTTGGGGCTGCCGGCTTTGCCAAGGCGCTGGTTGGGAATATCCAGCAACGCACCAACCTTCAGGCCGCGGTCGAGGCGCTGCCAAACGGTAAAAAGCTTTGGCAAGGTGTCGATAATTTCCTGGAGGCCGCGGAGGCCACCGGTACACGGCAGGCCAAGGGCTCTTTGACCGCATTCAATGCACAGGAGCTTAAGGCGATGTCCGGCAGCGGCATGCTGGGCGAGGCGACCAAGACGGGCCTGAGCCCCGGGAAATGGTGGTCCGTCGTCAATGACAAGTGGTCTCAATGGCAGCTCGGCAAAAATCTCGACGAACTAGCCAGGATCTTTACCGATCCGAAGTCGGCGCCCGTCCTGAAGCGAATCGCGGGAATGCCGAGCGGGTCGCGGGAGGCAGGGTATCTCGTCAGCCGGCTCATCCTTCAGGCCAACCAAGCGGGTTCGCAAGCGCGCGAACCGCAACGGCAATAGTTTGATTTCGATAATGATCGCGGTGACGAGTAATGCCGCGAAGAACGCAACAACGGAAACGGCGTAACCGCTCGTTCCCCACTGATAATAAATGCTCGCCCAAGTGACGTAGAGAACCGCGGCGATCTGCGCCAAATACATCATCAGAGGCACCTAATGCTCAAAAAGCTTCTCATCCTGGCATTCGCTGGGTTGCTTTCGCCTGCCTTCGCGGCCGGCACTGTACCTGGATTTAGCCTCGCGCAACAGCAGGACAGTAACGGAACCCCGTTGGTGGGCTGCCGGCTGTATGTGATCCAGGCCGGCACGGTGGCTACTCCGCAAAATGCCTATCAGGACAGCGGTTTAACGGTCCCGCTGGCTAACCCGGTTATTTGCGATGCTTATGGCAGGCTGCCCCAGATTTTCCTTGCTGACGGGACGATCAAGCTTCGTCTGACCAAATCAAACGGCACGCAGGTATTCTCGGCAGACGGTATTCTGGTTGTCGGCGCCTCGTCTGGCGGTGGCGGCGGGTCTCCGGTTGACGCTACTACCATATTCCAGACCGG